CTGATCTCAGACAACTGGGAGAAGATGACAGGGAGAAAGATATGAAACGTAGTGAAGTGCTCGACACGGCAAAAGAATACGTCACAAAAGACCGCGCTGCCCAACATGGGTATATGGAGTCAAATCTGACAACCATAGCTGAATATTGGAGCATTCACCTTGGAATGCACATAGCACCACATGACGTGGCTGTAATGATGAATTTGCTCAAGGTGGCCCGTATAAAATCTAGCCCAGAAAACCCAGACCATTGGATTGATGGCTGTGGTTATCTCTCATGTGGGGCTGAACTAATTGCGGAAAACCCAAAGCCAAAAGTCGAGCAAATTAAATTTCAAGGTGGCAATACATAATGCCAAGATTTGAAATGCACCTCTTTATAGTCGAAAAAGATGACGGCGAAATAACTAGCGCCGAATCTAAGGTTATTTGCTGGGTAAATAACAGCAACGACATGGCGGAAGTGCAGGAATCTGCGGGAGAAATTCTCTATGACAAAATACATGACTCTGATCAAACAATTATTTTTGGCAGTGCAAACATAATGATCAAGGGAGAAACCGTTATGAGTTTAGCGTTCAGGAACGATGATATTGATCCCGATGAAGTCAACAGCGTAATGGATTTAATGACAGCAGAAGAGGAGACAGTACATTGAGCAACATGGAAGCAGCGCCAGAACCAATGAAGGAACTGGCCCATATATTAGGGATATTCGGATGGAGCACACGCTTTTCTGATCTTACAGAAGAGCAAGTCCACACCCTAATTTTTGGAATTCAAGAATCAAAACGTCTAGCAGCGGAGATAAACATTGGAAAACTCGAAGACACTTACTTTAAGTCAACAGGCACTTGGCCCTCTACTTCAATCCCGTTCTAGGACAGACCCTATTGCCGAACAGATTACTGAGGCAGTGGATAACGCGATTGTTGCAGGAGAAGAAAAGCGCGAGCGCCGCAAGTATATCGGCGCATCAAGTATTGGCGATGAATGCTCTCGCAAAATACAGTACCGCTACCTGAACCAACCCATTGATCCTGACAAGGCTTTTACGGCCCGTACACTGCGCATCTTCCAGTTCGGGCATGAGATTGAGGACTACGCATCAAAGTGGCTCAGAGACGCTGGTTTTGACCTTCGCACAGAAGACAAGGACGGCAAGCAGTTTGGTTTCTCTATCGCTGATGGCGAGATCAAAGGACACATTGATGGCGTTGTTTGTGATGGCCCAGTCGATATGGCCTATCCATCACTATGGGAATGCAAGTCGGCTAACGATAGCAAGTTCAAAGCATTCGTTCGGCATGGTGTTGAGAAGGCAAACAAGACCTACGCAACGCAATTGGCGCTATACCAGACCTACATGGACCTGAGCAAAAACCCCGCATTGTTCACGGTTGTAAATAAAAACACCTCAGAAGTGTATTACGAATTGGTGCCATACAATGCAAAGCTCGCTCAAGAGGCAAGTGACCGCGCGGTTAACATCTTGACGGCTGCAAAAGCCAATGACATTTTACCGCGTATTGCTCAAAGTAAAGATTTCTTCTTATGCAAGTTTTGCGAGTTTCGTGAAACATGCTGGAAAGAGTAAAATATGGGACGCGCTTGGTGGGCGGCATCCCATATTTAGTAGTTAAGTTGTGGACAGGGACAATATAATGAATATTTTAAGTTTTGGCAAGACGGCGAGAGAGGTCGCAAAGAGAATTTCAAGCGAAGTTCCTCGCAGCATACAGTTGCAAGCACTGGTAGATACATACCCAGCAGGCGTCCGAAGAGGTAAGGAGTTCTTCATTGGATCGCTGAGAGGTGAGGCCGGAAGGTCTTTGGTCATAAACATCGACACTAGCAGTCCTTGGTTTCTGAGCGGTAAAGATTTCGAGTCAGGCGATGGTGTTGGTGGCATCTCTAAAATATTAAAAGAAGGCCGTGGATATTCCCTTGCCGAAACCTTTGATCACTTCAAAGATTACATCTCGCAAGACTACGTTGCCCCACCTGTCAATATCGTTAAGCCGAACAATCCAGTTAACTTCTCTGTCATGGCAACTCCACCTCCCGCAGCCGCGCCACAACAACCCGAACAAAAACGATCTATAAGCCCCAGCACGCCATTCGAGGATGAATATTCCTACACGGACGCCGATGGTGTAGTTCTCGTTACCGTTCGCAAATACTTTGACCGGGACGTAACCGGAGAAATTGTTCGGGATAGCGCCGGGAAGCCAAAGAAACAATTCCGTCAATTCATGGATGGCCGTCAAGGAATCCCGGAGCCTAGACCCCTATACAATATCCCGAACATTTTGGGCGCAGATAAAATCATCTGGGTCGAAGGCGAGAAGTGCGCAGATGCTCTAACTCAGCTAGGATACGCAGCAACCTGTACCATTGGTGGTGCGGGTATGCTCTCCGAAAACACAGCACAGAAGTTTGACTTCACGCCACTGCGCAACAAAGAAGTGATCCTATGGCCTGACAACGATGACGCTGGCAAGAAACTATCACGCATTGTCGAAGCTGGAGCCAAGGAAGCTGGAGCCAAAACAACTCTCACACTTAAAATCCCATCCACAAAGGAAGAGAAGTGGGACGCTGCTGACGCTCTTGACGAAGGCTTTGACATCGAAAAGTTCATCAAGTCGCAGGAAAGCAAAATCAAGAAGCCAATCTCCCTGCTTGATGACAGCCTGATTGTAAACAAATACTTTATTGGCAGGCCACCAGAGCAGAAGTTCCTGATCGCAGATACAATTCCTCTTGGAGTTCCATGCGTATTCGCCGCCGCTGGTGACAGTGGTAAAGGCATGATGACGCTAGACCTCGCAATGAAGATCGCATCCGGTACGCCAATGCAAAGCTCGTTCGGTGGCACAGTTACAGAGCACGGAGATGTAATCCTAATCACTGCGGAAGATGACAAGGACGAAATGCACAGGCGCATATCGCGCCTTGACCCCAAACGTGCAAGAGAAAGCTATGCACACAAGCTGCGGGTTCTGCCTCTACCCAACCTTGGTGGCGTTTTCCCAATCATGCAAAAGTTCGACAATAGCTATCTGATGGGCGAAGAGTTCTCGCGCATCTATGACCAAATGCTAGAGTTTTCTGAGCTAAAACTAATCGTAATTGACCCTATGGCATCATTCGTTCACGCAGATGTAAACGCTGACCCTGCCGCTGGGGCTGCTTTCATGGGCCTACTCGCTCAGATGGCAACCGAAACTGGCGCAACTGTCATGGTCAATCACCACATGGCGAAGATCAAAGACAACGAACCAGTCACAACACCGGAACAAGCGCGTAACCTTATTCGAGGTACATCCGCTATCGTTGATGGCGTGCGTTCTGCATTCGCAGTCTGGTCTGTCGATGAAGGCACAGGTAAACAACGCTGTCGTGACCTCGGCGTGGAATACTCGCGTAACGCAGTGTTCGATGGCGCAGTCGTAAAGTCAAACGGACCAGCCAACCGCGACATCCGTAACTTCATTCGTGATCCCGACACTGGCCTACTGGTGGATAGATCAGCGGATTTACGCTCAGTTCTTATGTCTCAGGCAACAAGAGATCGCGTGGCTCACATCGTAGACTACATTCGTATGCGTGAAAACGAAGGCCGCGCCGTTACCCTCGGAGGTTCAGAGGATGGCGTCTATAACACAGCAATGCTTACTCCACCACAGGAGCCGTGCGTTATTGTTATTCAAGGACTCGGCGTAACAACTGTCAAAGACACAGTTAAAATCGCAATGACCCAAGGGCTTATCCGCAAATACTCACTGTCAACTGGCGGAACAGAAAAGTGGCTCGGCGTTTCTGGTGGTCCACTGTCATGCGGGGAATACGAGCGCCAGACAGGTCGAGATAATTTATAATCCGATAAGTTGTTCGGGTTAACAAAACCCGGTAGTTTGTTAACTTTTGTCTTGCGCCGGGTGGGAACCTATGGTAATAATCCCAGATCACATAGGAGAAAAGATATGATTCATGTATTCGAAACAAAAGCGCCGTCATTAGAACGTGCGCAAGAACTGGTCGGTGGATTAGTCGAGATGGTTCGATCACCAACTGACCCAGACATCCAAGTGCTCGTTAACGAAGAGGGACTTCTAAAAGGACTACCCTTCAACGAAGAGGCTTCAAAGATGTGCGACACAGGCATTGTAGGCGATGCAATCATTCTGAAGGGAGACGCACGATGGACGTAGATATTGCTATAGTTTTAGAGAGGACTAGACGGTGCGCTATGACGGCAAGAAAAAGGGCCGACGAAAGGGGGAACCATACGGTCAAGCAACAAATGGAGGAGATCGAAGCTCTCCTAGAAATACTTGACACAAAACTAAAAGCCGAAAAGGACGTGGAATAGTGAAACAAGAATTACAAGAATGGCAAATTAACAAGTACCAAGACATATACAAAAGAGCTTGGGAAAACCAAAACAAAACTGATAGAGCAATGAACTCAAAACTTAAAATACCACAATACGCATCTACCGGACACTTCGGTAAGCTGGGCGGAGCGCCAAAGCTCCTAGAACTCAGTCAGAAAGCCTCATCGGTAAATAAGATGCTGATCAAAGGTATGACAGTGGCCGACATAGCCGAAATATTCGGAACGTCACACCAATCCGTTACTCAGATGAAAAACAGGTACGGACTTCCAAGAGAATGATCGTGTGGGTGGCCGTTGATGTTCAAGTCGTTTGGCGCAGTCTGGTAGCAACGCAACCAATCAAAATAACCGTCATTCCCGTGACTAAGCGTATTTTTATTAGATGAAACCACCCACACCAAACTTATAGCGAAATGCTTTAATACATTCTACCAAATTGTTGGGGTTGACCGCCCATTTGTTGACCGTATTGTTGAGGCGTGTAAGCGTTCGACATGCCGCCGTAACCACCATACCCACCTTGTGAAGATTGACCCATGCCGTAGCCGCCAAACTGTTGCGGTTGCGGACGTGCCTGTTGGTACGGGCTTTGATACTGTTGCTGAGGCTGTTGATATTGCTGCTGTTGGTACTGATTCTGCTGACCGTAACCACCCTGCATCCCGTAACCACCTTGCTGCTGACCATAACCGCCATAACCGCCCTGTTGGTAAGGGTTGCGCTGTGTCATCTGCGGCATACCGTAACCGCCCTGCTGTCCGCCACCATAGTTGTTCGGGTTGCCTCCAAAGCCTCGC